AGCGGAGAAAGCCCGCGCCGCGCTGGGAGGTGGAGATGACTGACGATCTGCGCGAGAGGGTGGCGAGGGCGATTGAAAATAGCCTTTTAACGGCTCAACTCCGAGATGCGTTTGAGCACCCGTATTTGGCGGAAGCGGACGCCGCCATAGCCCTTGTGCGGGCCGAGACGCTGGAAGAAGCGGCGAGGGAATGCCGTTATCAGGATGAATACAGCGATGCACCGTCAGCCCACGCCGAGCTTATGACATGCGCCAGAAACGCCGCCGCCATCCGCGCGCTGAAGGACAAGCCATGAGGGAGTTCCGTCCTATGCTCATCCCCAAGAACGCACATCCGCTGGTGCGCGATCTCTTCGTGTGGATGAACAAGGAGCAGATCGGCATCCTCGACATGGCCGAACGCTCCGGCGTGAACAAAAACACGATCAACGACTGGAAGCGGCGCTCGATGCCGAGCGTCGCCAACCTCGACGCCTGCTACTCCGTCCTCGGGTTGCGCCTCACGGCGTCTCGTCAACCAGATTGTCGTTGACAAAACAGCGACCGTGTAGTTCAATGGGGACGCTCGAAACAACCACGAGAGAGCAGAGGAGGTTCACTTAGGTTGTAGGGCACACACACCGTACTGCGTATACCCCCACGAAGCCCCGCCCCGAAAAGGCGGGGCTTTTGTTAACACGATTGACATGGACGCGGACGCGGCAACGTGGTAGACAAAACAACAACCAAAGGAGGGACTACATGAGTTTTAGGAAGAAGCTTGCCGCGTGGCTCGACCCCGAGGCAGACATCGCCCGCGCCGAGAGCAAGGCCGCGCTCCTGAACGCGCAGGACGCCATCAATGAGATGACCTCGAAGATCGAGGAGCTGAGCCGGGCGCACGACAACACCATCAACGCAGCCACGAAGGCTGGCATCACCGCCAATGCGCGCGGCGAGGCCGTCAAGAGGCTGACAGTCGCGCTGCGCGTAGGCCGCTCATACATCCTCGATACGCTTGACGACATTCAGGCCGAGTACGACCGGATGGGCGAGCGTTCGAAGAAGAAGCCCGAGATCGCTGCCATGCTGGCGGCCGTTCAGGCTGATCGGGCGACAGTCGAGGACGCGCTCGACAGCACGCGTGGGCTGGTCTGATGAGCGTCGCGCCCGGTCAGCTGAAGTCCATCGTCGAGCGCATCGAGCGCCTCGAAGAGGACAAGAGGAACGTCGCCTCCGACATCAAGGAGGTCTACGCCGAGGCCAAGGCCAACGGCTTCGACACCAAGGTGCTGCGCTCGATCATCACGCTTCGCCGCATGGAGGCGGCCGAGCGGCAGGAGCTTGAGAGCCTGATCGACGTCTACATGGCGGCGCTCGGCATGACCAAGGAGGAGGACGGGGAATGAGCGTCACCACGGAGCAGCTGAAGGAGTGGGCCAAGATCGCGGCCGCCGCACCTGACGAACTCAAGCAGAAGTACCGCGAGGCCGACATCGCCTACGCCGACTACATGGAGGCCGCCGGTGTTCCGGCGGGCGTCACGGCGATGCTGATCGCCGGTTGGCACGAGCGGCGCTGCACGCAGATCATGGACGCCATCGCCGTGGGGATGATCCCACGCCCGAAGGACGACGAAGCGTCGGACGAGGAGGAGTGATGGCCGATGCTGCAGTTCTTGGCGGCGGCGTATCTGGTGACCCTGCTGTCGTTCCCGGTCTTGATCCCGTACTGGCTGGCGCGCCGCGCCATGCGATTGTGGATGAACCGAAGCTCACGCAGAAAGCACTGAGAGAAACTTTAGATTACAACCCAGAGACTGGTGTTTTTACGTGGCTTGAAACTGCCGAGTGCAGAAGAATGCGCGGCAAGGAAGCTGGGTGCTTGTGCCCGGACGGGTACATATCAATCAGCTTTGCCGGGAAAGCTCGTAAAGCTCACAGGCTGGCGTTTCTGTACATGACTGGTCGAGAGCCTGATGCCGAGGTTGACCACATCAATAGGATCAAGACAGACAACCGTTGGACTAATCTTCGCGAGGCGAAGCGCGCAGAAAACTTGCAAAACCTGTGGGTCAGGACAGACAACAAAAGCGGATACTCCGGGGTGTGCTGGCACAAATCTACAGGAAAATGGCAGGCCACTTTGGGTGTAAATGGAAGGATAAGACATCTTGGAATTTTCAACACCATCGACGACGCAGTCGCCGCCCGCGTTGCGGCAAAATCAGAACTCCACATGTTTAACCCAGACGATGCAAAACGGCGCGCCTAATAATCGACATTTGATGATTGACATCGAGACGCTCGGAAGCCGCCCGGGCGCGGTCATTGCCTCGATTGGAGCCGTGGCTTTTACGGCCGAGAGCGTAGTGGCTGAGTTCGAGTGCAACGTCTCGCTCCACGGGCAGCAGGATGCTGGCCTGCACATGGACCCGGACACGATCCTCTGGTGGATGCGCCAGTCGGACGCTGCCCGGGACCAGACCTTCAAGAAGGTCGGAACGCCCCTCTTCAACGCCCTCACCGACCTCGCTGTCTGGTCGGCCGAGGAGGGCGTCGTCGACTACTGGTCGCACGGCGCGACCTTCGACCTCGTCCTGCTGACCGAGGCGGCCAAGAAGGTCGGCGCACCTCTGCTCGTCAAGGACTTCCGCCTCGCCCGCGACACACGTACACTGTACGAGATCACCGGCGTCAATCCGAGGACGTTCATGGGCACCGGCACGGCGCACAACGCCGTCGACGACGCCCGCGCGCAGGCGCTGGCGGTCATTGAGAGCTGGCGTATCCTGCGGCGTTGGAAAAACGCTGCGTCTGAGCAGTCGGTTGCCAAGAAGGCAACGGTGTTCTCGCCGTGGGGTGACGCCAGCGTCCACTAGGAGCTGGCATGGAAGTCACCCCCGAGCTGCTGAAGCAGCTCCCACTCGAAGATTTGATCGCCTTGGAGGCCAGTGCCCGCTGGAACTCCAAGGCGCACCCGCATCAGCAGGAGCCCGAGGGCGACTGGTGGGACATCTGGCTGATGCTGGCCGGTCGCGGCGCGGGAAAGACGCGCGCGAGCGCCGAGAGGCTGCGGGACTGGGCGTGGTTCAATCCCGGCACCCGCTGGCTGGTCTCCGCCCCCACCAATGCCGACCTGCGCGCCACTTGTATCGAGGGCGAGAGCGGCCTCCTGAACGTCATCCCGCCCGAGCTGATCCTGAAGACCCCCACCGGCGGCCTGTGGAACAGCTCCGAGAAGGAGATCAGGCTCAAGAACGGCTCGCTCATCAAGGGCATCAGCGCCGAGGAGCCTGAGCGCTTCCGTGGCCCGCAGTTCCACGGTGGATGGCTCGACGAGCTGTGCGCGTGGTCGAACGCGCAGGACGCGTGGGACATGATCGGCTACACCATGCGCCTCGGCGAGAAGCCACGGATGCTGATCTCGACGACGCCGAAGCCCACGCCGCTGATCCGCGACCTCGTGAAGAGGCGCGGGAAGGACGTGGCGATCACGTCAGCCTCCACCTACGCCAACGCCGCCAATCTCGCTAAGCCGTTTCTGGACAAGCTGCGCGAGCAGGAGGGCACGAAGCTCGGCCGACAGGAAATTCACGCCGAAATTCTGGACGCGGAGGAGGGCGGCATCGTCCGACGTAAGTCGATCAGGCTCTGGCCCGCCGGGAAGAAGCTCCCGAAGCTCGAATACGTGTGCGTAAGCTTCGACACGGCCTTCACCGAGCACGACTGGGACAAGAAGAAACAGGTCGCCGACCCCACGGCATGTACCGTCTGGGGCGTTTTCTGGCACGAGGAGCGCAAGCGCATGTGCATCCTGCTCCTCGACGCGTGGGACGACCACATCGGCTTCGACGACCTGCGCCTAAAGGCCCTCGCGGAGGCGAAATCGGAGTGGGGCGAGGTCGAGGTGTCGCACGTCGGTGGGAAAAAGGTCACACGCGGGCAAAAACCCGACATTATCGTGATCGAAGAGAAGGGATCGGGCATCTCGCTCGCGCAGACGCTGGAGCGGGAGGGTGTGCCGGTGTCGAGATACAACCCCGGGAAGCTCTCGAAGGTCACGCGACTGCACATGGTGAGCCATTTGTTCGCGAATGGCGTCGTCTACATGCCGGAGAGCGCGCGCACCGAGGGAAAGCCGGTAAACTGGGCCGACCAGATGATCGAGCAGCTCTGCTCCTACGCCGGTGAGGGCTCGACACAGCACGACGACTGGGTCGACAGCACGACGCAGGCGCTGCTGCTGCTCATGAACCACCTCCAGATCACCGTGACGCCCGAGAGCGAGCGTCAGGACGTCGAGGACGAGCCGGAGGAGGAGGACGAGCCCGACGCGAACCCCTACATGGTGTAGTCAACCCCCCAACTGGTTGCTAATACGTCAACTGCGTGCCACTGTCGGGCATTCTGGCCGCCGAATGGGCCGCCAGCCAACAACAGAGGAGCGCTCAATGCGTACTGCCGCCTTCGCCGTGCTTTCGGCCTTCCTAGTGGCCTTCGTTGTCGCCGTCTCCCCCGCCTTCGCGTGGGAAATCAAGTCCATGAACGAGCAGATCGACAAGACGAACGTGATCGTGAGCGGCATCTGCTCCGGCACGGTGATCGACGTGAAGGAGAGGCTGGTCCTCACGGCCTACCACTGCACGACCGACAACCTCAAGGACGTGCAGAAGCGCGAGGTCGACCCGAAGACCGGCGAGATCAGGACGAGGACGGTGCAGGAGCGCGAGCCGATGTACATCGAGACGTGGAAGCGCTTCGACTACGACGTCGTCTCCACCGAGCGCCACACGGCCGAGATCGTGGGCGTCGATCAGGACAGCGACGTGGCGATCCTGAAGGTCGTCGACCCGAACTGGAAGCCCGAGATGGCGGCCCCGTTCGCGTCCGACGGCTTCGAGTACCTGCGCGGCCTCCCGGTGTTCGCCGTCGGCAACCCCGGCATCCTGTTCGACAATTCGGTGACGACCGGCATCATTTCAGCGCCCGCGAGACGCGAGAAGTTCGGCGAGGTCCTGCCCAAGGGCGTCCCGCTCTTCCAGCACTCCGCCATCACCATCGGCGGCAACTCCGGCGGCGCGGTCTACAACGACAAGGGCGAGCTGATCGGCACTTGCACGGGCGGCCTGCGCGGCTCGGCCGTGTCGCTCTCGGTTCCCATTTCCTTCACGAAGGCACTGCTCAAGCGCATCGGCTACGGGCACATCCTTCCCCACTGACACACAAGGGGTCTACGCATGTCGGCACGCGACGACTTCGGCTCAACGGCCGGAACATCCTCAAGCTATAAGGGCGGCGCTGGCGGCCTCGGCAACGGCGGCGTCGGCGGAGGCATGGGCGGCGGCGCGTCCGGTGGCGGCGCTGGCATCAATGGCGGCGCGGGCTCGGCCACGGGGCTGAGAACCAACGCCAACATGACCGGCAACACGGCCTTCGGCAACCCGGGCGGCTCCGCCCTCGGCTACGCCATGATGGACCCCTCAAGCATGGCCCGCATGGGCATGGGTCCGACGAACGAAACCTACTCCGGCTTCACCAACCCCGACGGCTCCGCGATGTACCCGGGCATGGGCGGCTCCTTCACCGCCCCGAACGCCGCGTCCGCGAACGCCGCCGCTGCTGCCCAGTACGCCCGCCGCAGCGCGGCCCCGTCCTCGATGGCTGCGCCCTCCGCTCAGCCCGCGTCGCTGCCGATCCCGGTGCGGCCCCCGACGCCGGTGCCGATCCCCTCGTGGCGGCCGATCCCGGCGAGCTACAAGTATATGTTCGGCCGCAACCCAACGTCCTACCCGGCGTGGTCGAGCGGCTACCACCAGCCGGGCAATTTCCCGGGCGCACTTCCTGACGCGCAGGCGGCCCTGCATGCCCGCTACAGCGGCCCCAGCAACCTCTCTGTGGGCTCCAGTAAAATTCAAGACCGGGCACCGACCGACAACAGCTTCGGCGGCAACGGCTTCGACCACACCACCGGCCACGTCAGCGGCCCCGGCGCGAATGACGGCTGGGGCGCGAGCGGCACTCGCAGCGGGGGCTACGGCTCCGGCAGCGCAAGCTTCGGCTACTGAGGCACATCATGATCAGCACACCCAACTCCCGCTACAACAGCATGTCGCCCTCGGGTGGAACGTCGTCCGGCGGCCCGCTCTCGATGGCGAACCTTCCGACCGTCCAGCCGCCCTCCGGCGGCGGTGGGGGTGGCTACACGCCGCCCAGCACGACGAGCTACAACATCGGCCCCATCACCGACAACTACGGCACCCCGGCCGCTGGCGGCACGGGCACGGGCTCTGGCTCGGGCTCTGGCTCGGGCGGGGGCGGTAATGGCGGGAGTGGAGGCGGTGGCGGCAAGGGTGGCGGCGGCGGCTCCGGCATGGTCACCAACACTAACTCCGGCGGCTTCAAGTCGCAGTACTCGCCGAACATCGGCCTCACGCAGCAGCAGATGAACGACCGCGACGCGGCCGTCCTCGCCGCGATGCAGGCGAACCAGCGCGAGGTCACGCAGTTCGGCAACGCCGGGCCGAACGCGCTCAGCCTCTTCAACGCCATGCTGGGCGAGACGCCCGCGCCATCGAACACCGTCGCCGGGCCGGGCGGCATGCAGCTGACGCCCAAGCAGGCGCAGGCATTCGCCGCCTACTCTCAGCGCCCCGGCAGCATCTACTCCGGCGGCAAGAACGCCTTCGCCGAGGGCGGCGTGGTCGACGGCACCAACCCCCTCCAGACCGCCTCTACGCCCGATCCTGCGCGCCCCGCGCCCGCTCCGCCCCCGGCCGAGCACGGCGGCGGCTGGCACGGCCGGGACAATCGCCCCGACCACGGCATGCGCGGCTGGGGCGGCGGTTGGGGTCATAGCTTCTCGATGCCGCAGCTCCCGGGCATGGACCGCATCGGCGACGCCATGCAGAGCCTGCCGCAGCCCATCCGATTTGGCGCGAACCTCTTCGGCGGCGCTCTCAGTCGCGTCGGCGACAGGCTCTCGCAGCTGCCGAGCTACATGCCGCGCCGCTGGGGCTCTCCCATCACCGCGCCGCCCGCCCCGCCGCCTCCGCTGTCGACGCCACTTCCTCCCGCTTAATCAGTACACGGAGCGTCCCTGATGGGGTCTGCGAATTTTATCAAGAGCCTCGTTGGCGCGGTTGCCAAGGAGGCACCGGAGTTGGCGCGTGGGGCGACCAGACGCCCCGCGACGATCAACATCGGCCTCGACATCAACGGCGGCGAGAAGCTCGCGCCGGAGGAGGCGCTCGCGGCAATCCAGCGATACGGAGTGAGGCCGATCTCGGCGAAGATCGCGCAGTCCGACACCGAGCCCACGCTCGTGGTCGAGCTGGACCGCGCGCTGAAGCCCGATGAGGCGAACGAGCTGAGCGCCGCTCTCCGGCAGGAGGCCATCGCGCAGGTCGACGAGACCGGCGCTGGCGATCTCTACGGCCCGATGGCCGACAAGTGGAAGCCGTTCAACGGCGACTACTTCATCACGCACAGCGGCGAGCGTCTGGGGAGTAGTCAGGTCCTCGATGGCCTCAAGCAAATCTCTGGAGAGCCGGTAGAGAAAGCAGGCGGCGGCCTCATCGAGGACGCGGCCAAGATGCTGCTCGGCGCGGCAAAGAAGGGCGAGGAGAAGACCGCCCAGACGATGCGGCTGTATCACGGCCGGGCGTTTCACAAGCCGATCCAGCAGCTCGACCCGCTCATATCAGCGAACCAGCTTGGCATTCATCTTGGCGACGCGCCGACTGCGAGCATGTTCGCCCCGATCAGGGACAACGTGAAGCCGACAGATGCTGGCGGTCGCGTGATCCCGCTCGACGTTACGATCAACAACCCGCTTCGCCTCATGGACAATACGGGCAAGTGGAACCCGGACGACGTCTACAAGCAGCTCGTCGACAAGGGCCTCATCCAGCGTGACAGCGAGCTTGAGAGCCGCCTCGCTTGGGCGCGGAAAGGATACAGCGTCGACGAGGAGGGAACACTCATCGACGACGAGAACGCCCCGATGAATGCAATGCTCGAAATTCAGGACATCATCCGTGGCCTCGGGCACGACGGCGTTGTCTACAAGAACCGATACGAGTTCCCCGACGAGGCCGCTCAGTCTCGCGCCGAGATGCGCGACCGCTCGGAACTGAACAGCCTGTCAGACGAGGATTTTGCGAAGGAGTTCCCCGAGGCAACCGACAGCTACATCGCGTTCCGGCGCGACCAGCTGAAGTCCCCCTTCGGCGACGGCCCGGGCGTGGGCTATGCTGGCGGCGGCGTTGTCCGAAAGCTGGGCAGCGGCATCGCAGAGCTGCTCGACTTCTCCGGCGTCCACGCCGGTAACCAGATCAGGGACGACATCGTTCGCGGCACGGAACTGCGCGGCGACGGCCGGAAGTTCACGAACTTCTTCGGCGACGTCACCAGCGGCGCGAGCGAAAAGTACAAGCCCCACGGCCTCGATAATTACGACCCCGCCATCACGCTCGACGAGGACGCGGCGCGATTTCGCGCGCTCCGCGACGGCTACAGCGGCAACTTCGATAACCACATCAAGACATCAATTCCCGGCTTCGACGAGACGCAGAACGCCGTAGGGTCATCGCTGCTGAAGACATACGGCAAAAACGGCGGGGACATCCTCGACATCGGCTCATCGGAGGGCGCGCTCATCAAGGCCCTGTCGGCCGCGAGCGACGGCCGCATCAGGACGACCGGCATCGACCCGAACCCCGCCATGCTCAGGACCTACCTTGAGAAGCCGCAGGCTCCGGGGTCTCAGTCCATTCTATCCGCCTTCGGCTCCGCCGATGACGCGGGCAAGCTTGCGTGGGAGGAGGCGGACGGCACCCCGATCCACTACTTCGACCCGGGAGACAACAAGTACGACGCCGCGCACGAGGCGATGGTGTTTCAATTCATCTCCAACGCTCGCCGCGCTCAGGCTGAGCGCATGAAGCAACTGCTTAAACCCAATGGCCTCGCAATCTTCGAGGAGAAGTTCGGGAACCCGAAGGCGATCTTCGACGCCAACGAGGCGAAGAAGGACGCATACAAGGCGAAATACTACACGCCCGAGCAGATGGAGATAAAGCGCAAGGAAGTGCTCAACACCGGCAACGACGCCGTCGAGGGCATGACCGACTTGCAGGTGTCTCAGGCGGAGATGGAGAAAATCCTTCGCGACACCTTCAAGCACCGCGCGCAGTTCTGGGACAGCGGGAACTTCAAGGGCTACGCAGCGTCAGACGACCTGCGCGCTCTCGAAGACTACCTGAACAACCTGCAATCGCTCGACAGCGAGTACGCCACGGCGCGCACGCCTCGCGGCTTCGCGGATGGCGGACAGGTCAGCCCCGATCAGGACATCGCCGACTGGGAGTTCCTGAACAACTACGTCGCCAGCCAGCCGGAGGACGTCCAGTCGATGACGCACGTCGGCGCAAAGCCGCGCCGCCCGGTGACGCTGGAGACGTTCGGGCATGAGTTCGATCTGGGCGACGCGCCATACGACGTCGCGCAATCGATGAGCACGATGGCTCAGGCGGCGAACGACGGCGCGCGCATGGGTGTCTACGCCGTGCCCGGCGTCGGCCCGTTCATCGGAGCTGGCCTTGACACGGCCGAGGCTGTCGCCACGGGGGACCCAACGGCGGCCGTCATGGCTGCTGGTTTCGGCCCCGGCGGGAAGATGGCGAAGGCTGCTCTGGCTGGAACTCTAGCCTACGGCGTTGACCCGGCTGACGCCGAGGCTGGCATGTTCGGACAGCTCTCCAAGTGGGGTTCAAGCAAGGAAGGTCAGGCCCTTCTCAACCGCGCCAAAAGGCTCCACTCGCAGGGTGAGAGCATGGATTTCATACGCCAGCAAAACAACTGGTTTCTAGACAGGGATGGCGTGTGGAAGTTCGAGCTTCCCTCTGCTGGAACGACTGCCGACCTGAAGCTGCTGAGGAGGGGGAACCTCGGAGAGGTGTATCACGATCCCCACCTGTTCGATCAGCACCCAGAACTTGAGACATTCACCGTCCGTCGCGCGCGCGACATGAAGGGCGGCGCGTTTGACCCGAACAATGATGAAATTCTAATCGGAGACATCAGCGACCCCGCCTACGCACGGGACTTCGGCGGCGCTCCGGGTTTGCTGGCGCATGAGGTGTACCACAAGAAGGCCAACATGGACGGGTGGGCACACGGCTCGAACACGGACTGGGGGCGCTACCACATCATCGAAGACATGAAGAGGTTTCTGAGCAAGAAAGAACCGGGCTCCCTCACGAGTGGAGATGTCGCCGGTCGGATGATGGGCGACTATATGCAGAAGCTGCAGGGAGATCACCAGAAAGCCCTCGCCAGCGCTCGCTACAATGCCGAGCTGGGTGAAGTCCTTGCGCGCCGGGAACAGCAGCGGATGAACATGAACGCCGGTGAAATCAAGTCATCCAATCCGCTCACCACTCTAGACACACCCGACGACGCGATCTTCCAGAGAAATGTACCGGCAACGCCTTGGCAGTGGAAGTCGCTTGTAGACCACAACAACGCGCTCGCGAATGCGAAGGCCGCAAATGAAGCGGCTGCTGCCGCGAAGCCCAAAGCAAAAGGGAGACGCTGATGTCTGCGGCACTTGGCGGTGGCGGATACGGAACTGGCAGCGGCGGGCAGAACCGTGACAGCTACTCCGGCATCGGCGTCAGCAAGCCCGACGGCACATACATGGGCGGTGGCTCGTGGAAGAACCCATCCACCGGCGGCACGAAGACCGGCGGCACCAGCGGCGTCCTCGGCGGTGGCAATAAGGGCGGCACCGGCGGAACCAGCGGCACGGGCGGCATCAGCGGGACAATCAAGACCAGCGGCGCAAAGGGGACCTCCAGCTCAGGATCGGCCACAGGATCGGCCAGCGAGGCTCAGGCAACCCCCACCTTCGTCCTCCCGGGCGCGGGAACCAACGGCGGCTACTCCGCGCCCCCGGGCAGCGGCGTCGGCCGCGCGCCGTCGCGCGTGATGGTGCAGCCCGCTGCAGACAACGGCTCCGACCTGCCGCTGGACGCGAGCGCGGCCTCTGTCGTGTCGTCCCCCAGCGAGACGCCCAACCGGCGCGCCGAGGCTCTGCAGCAGCAGTACGCCCAGTACCAGACGCCGCCGGGGCTGGCGAAGATCGACATGGACTACCCGGAGTACCGCAGCTACAGCGATGGCTACGACCCGTCGGAGGCGATCCTAGGCGTCGAGGACGTTCCAATGCCAGCGTCCGCTCCCCCGCCGCCCCCGTCAGCTCCGCCCGTCGCAGAGACCCCACAGCCTGTCGACAGGGAGGCCCTGTTCTCGACGCCCCCTCCGCCCGGCCTCGTCTATGACAAGAACCCGGTCCAGTACGATCCGAAGCATACGTGGCAGGGAAAGGTCCTCGGGAATGTCGTGGACGGCCTCATGCGAGTGCTCCCCATGGGCTCCGGCACCATGGCGAACATGGCCTCGAAGCACTTCAATCAGGGCCTCACCGCTGGCGATCTAGCGCAGCGGGACCTCGATGGCTACCTCGGGGCCGATCCGCAGGCGCGGGCGGCCTACAATCAGCGCGCCACGGCCCGGCGCGCGGCGGACACGGCGCGGGAGAACAGCACCAACCGCATCTACCTGCCGAGCCAGTACGATGCGCCGCCGCAGCCGGTGGCAGCCCAGCCGACTTCCGCGCTGGCGGCCGCCGCCCCAGCACCGCAGCCTCCCACCCAGAGCAGCGGCTGGCAGCTCCCCACCCGCAACCAGAACCCGTCGGACCCTTACAACTATGGCCTCGGTCCGGGGTACAACTTCTTCAATTACGGCTGACGCCGTGAGATAACAGTTGCCAAATGAACAACAGAGTTCCCAGCATGGCAGACCCGAAGTCCCCCCTTGAGAGCCCCGACGAAGAGGCCGAGGACGTCTTCGAGATCGAGGACGACGCGGAGACCGAAGTCGAGGACACCCCCGACGGCGGCGCTGTCGTCACCGTTGGCGGCGAGGTGGAGGAGGCCGTCAACGAGGAGCACTTCCGCAACCTCGCCGAGACGCTCTCCGCGAGCGTCGTGGAGCGCCTCGGTCAGGACCTCCACCAGCTCATCGAGGACGACGAGGAGAGCCGTAAGGAGCGCGACAAGATTTACGCCGAGGGCCTGAAGCGCACCGGCCTCGGACAGGAAGCGCCCGGCGGCGCGGACTTCGATGGCGCGTCGAAGGTCGTTCACCCGCTGCTGACGGAGGTTTCCGTTGACTTCTCTGCGCGCGTGATGAAGGAGCTGTTCCCGGCCTCCGGCCCGGTGAAGCAGCACATCCCGGGCACGGTCACCAAGGACAAGATCGAGAAGGCGAAGCGCAAGGCTTCGTTCATGAACTGGCAGCTGGTCAAGCAGATCAAGGAGTTCCGCGCCGAGCTTGAGCAGACGCTGACGCAGGTCCCGCTCGGAGGCGCGGCCTACCTGAAGGTCTTCTACGACGAGCGCAACCGCAGGCCGTCGGTCGAGTTCGTCCCCATCGACGACGTCATCTACCCCTGCGCCGCGTCGTCGTTCAATTCGGCCGAGCGCAAGACGCACCGCCGCAAGATCACCGAGCTGAAGTACCGCCGCCTCGTCGACAGCGGCGTGTTCCGCGACCTCGAACTGATCACGCCCGAGAGCCCCGGCGAGACCGAGGCCGAGAAGGCGTCCCGCAAGATCGAGGGCGCGGAGCTGGACAGCCAGAACAACGACGGTATCCGCACGATCTTCGAGACGTCCTGCTACCTCGACATCGAGGAGGAGGGGACATTCGATCCCTACCTCGTCACCATCGACGCGACGTCGCTGCGTGTGCTTGCGATCTACCGCAACTGGGAGCCTGACGACGACCGCCGCGAGGAACTCCAGCACATCGTCGAGTTCCCCTTCGTGCCATGGCGCGGGGCCGCGCCCATCGGCATCACGCACATGATCGGCTCGATCTCGGGTGCCGCCACCGGCGCGCTCCGAGCCCTTCTGGACAGCGCCCACATCGCCAACTCACCGTCGGCGTTCAAGCTGAAGGGCGGCGTCAAGGGCGGCCAGACCGTCAAGGCGAAGCCGACCGAGATCAAGGACATCGAGGGCTCGGTCAATACCGACGACATCCGCAAGCTCATCATGCCGATGCCGTTCAACCAGCCATCGCCGGTGCTGTTCGAGCTGCTCGGCTTCCTGATCGAGCAGGGCAAGGGCGTCATCCGCACGACCTTCGAGGACCTGCCGGACCAGAAGACCGACGCGCCGGTCGGCACCACGCTCGCCCTCATCGAGCAGGGCCTCACCGTCTTCTCGGCGATCCACAGCCGCCTGCACAACTCGATGCAGCAGGTGCTGGAGATCATCCACCGCATCAACTCGAAGCACTTCGACCCGAAGGACATCAAGGAAGACCTTGGCGAGATGCTCGCGAAGCCGTCGGACTTTCAGGGTCCGATGGACGTCATCCCGGTCTCCGACCCGAACATCTTCTCGGAGGTCCAGCGGCAGGCGCAGATCGCGCTCATCGCGCAGCGCGCCGCCCTCAACCCACCCCTCTACAACGTCTACCGCGTCGAGAAGCTCATCCTCGAATACGCGAAGATACCCGCGCCCGAGGAGCTGCTCAACCCGCAGCCCGAGCCGGTGCGCGACAACGCCGTCAACGAGAACCTCAAGGCGACCGTCGGCCAGCCCCTCGTGGCATTCCCCGAGCAGGACCACGAGGCGCACATCAAGACCCACCTCGACTTCATGCAGCACCCGCTGTTCGGCGGCAACCCCGCCATCACGCACGGCCTGATGCCGACCATGGTCTCGCACCTCCGCGACCACATCGGCCTCTGGTACGTCTCGAAGGTCGTCGAGGTCGCGTCCGAGATGGCCGGGATGGACTTCACGCAGCTCATGGACAAGGACGAGGAGGTATCGAAGCAGGTCGACCGCGTCCTTGAGGCGGCGAGCGCGAGGGTCCTTCAGATGGTTACCGGCAGCGCCATGGAGAAGCAGCTCTCTCCGGTCATGCAGCAGGCCATGCAGTTCGTCCAGCAGAACCAGCAGCCCCAGCCGACAGACCCGTCGGTGGTTGCCGCGCAGGACGTCCAGCGCAAGTCGCAGGCCGACCAGCAGAAGGCGCAGATCGATCAGGCGCGCCTCGCCATGGATCAGCAGAAGAGCGCTCTGGAGCAGCAGAAGCTGGCCCACGAGACGCAGATGTCCCAGCTGCAGGCGCAGGTAACGCAGATGGAGGCGGCCGCCAAGGAGCGCGAGCTGGCCTTCAAGGAGCAGGAGCAGCGCCTCAAGGCCATGGAGACCCAGAGCCGGATGGCGCTGGATCAGGCCAAGGTGCGCCAGAGCGCCGAGGAGGCCAAGCAGAGGGCCGCCCTCGACGGCCAGAAGATCGCTCAGGACGGGCAGCTCGAAGGCATGCGCCAGCAGGCCGAAAGCGACCGCACGCAGCAGAAGATCGCCGCCGACGTCGCCATGAACACGGCAGACAACGACACCGCCATGCGGATCGCGGCCGCCGAAATCCAGTCTGGCGAGAAGGTCGCCGTCTCGACCGGGGGCGGCATCAACCCGGGATGATGGGCAGTCAACCCGTCAACCCCTGTCAACTGACGCGAGGAGGCGTTAGGAATGGATACGTTGCTCGCTGACCTCATCCAGCGGCGCTCGGAGTTGGCCCACGCGGCCCTCGCGACGCCCGGGGATGGCGGTCTCTTTGAGTACGGACGGATGGTGGGCCAGTTCCAAGGCCTGTCGACAGCAATAGAGGCCGTGCAGCAGATGCTGGCCGAGAAGGAGGACGACGAATGACGCAGGCCGCAGTGGCAGGCGATAAGCTCGCGGAGGCTTTTCCGCAGGTGGACCCGGGGGCTGAGCCCTTTGGTTCGCGGGTGCTGGTTCAGTTCAGGACCCCCAAGAAGAAGACGGCCGGTGGGATCATCCTCACCGACGAGACCGTCGAGACCGAGAAGTGGAACACGCAGGTCGCCAAGGTGGTGGCCGTTGGTCCTCTGGCATTCCGCTCCCGCGACAAGAAGGAGCTGTGGCCCGAGGGAGCGTGGGCAGCGCCGGGAGACTTCGTGCGTGTCTCGAAGTACGGCGGTGACCGCTGGGAGGTCCCGGTCGAAGGGCGTCAGGAGCAGGCGGTGTTCGCCATCTTCAACGACCTCGACCTCATCGCACGGGTCACCAACGACCCGCTGACCATGAAGGCCTTCATTTAGGCCGATGGTTGACAGAAGAGCAACGGCGTAACCGAAAGGGTTTGCTAGAGTGAGTGACGACAAGGAGAAAGCCGAAGAGTTCGAGATCATCGAGCAGACCGGCGACGGCACCGAGCTGAAGGATCAGCCGGAGCCGAAGGTGGAGGACGAGCGCCTCCGAAACGACGACGATGACGACGAGGACGAAGGCTCCTCCGGTCACAGCGACGAGACACCCGAGCAGCGCGCCGAGCGACGCCGGGAGGAGCGCCGCAAGCGTCGTGAGCGCCAGAAGCGCGCCGAGGCCGAGAACAAGGCCGAGCTGCAGCGCCTGCGCGAAGCGAACGATTTCATGGCCTCGAAGATGCAGCAGATGGAGGCACTCCATCTCCGCAACGAGGCCCGGCAGGTAGATGAGCGCATGTCCAACGCGCGCGCCATCTACGAGAGAGCCGAGCGAGCACACGAGGCCGCCATCGCTTCCGGCGACGGCGCGGCCGCAACCAGAGCCCTTCGCATCCGCGATCAGGCCGGTGCCGACTACCGCGAGGCGGAAGCGCTGCGCGAGCGGCTCATGTACGTCGGGCAGGCACCCACGCAGCGGCAGCAGCCGCAGCAGCCGAGGGGGCCGGACCCGAGAGTGGTTCAGAAGGCGAAGTCCTTCGTCGAGAAGCACTCGTGGATCGACCCGTCGGGCCTCCGTGACGAGGACAGCGCGGTCGCCCGGGCTCTCGACATGAAGCTTCAGGCCGACGGCTACGACCCGTCGACCGACGAATACTGGGACCGCCTAGAGAGCACCCTTGAGAAGCGTCTTCCGCATCGCTTCGCCAAGGGTGGCAGGTCGGCTCCCCCCGTCACCGGCGGCATGGACCGCGCGGGCTCAGGCAAGAAGACGTTCGTCGTCTCGCCCGAGCGCAAGAAGGCAATGATTGAGGCTGGCGCGTGGGATGACCCCGTCGCCCGCAACCGAATGATCAAGCGCTACATGGAATATGACGCGCAGCAGAAATCCAACGCAGCTCGCTGAAGGAGTGAGTAGATGACGAATACCAGTGTGAACGACGCCCGCCTCCGAAACAACGTCTCAGAGGAACGCGAGGACCGCGCGATGAAAGATCGCGCTATCACCGAAAATCGCGTGATGAGCGACGAGGAGCGGATCGAAATGTTCCGCAAGCAGCACTTCCAGAATGTCCTCCCTGATCTCCCGAAAATCCCCGGGTATCATGTGGTCTGGCTTTCTACGACGAACCAGAGCGACAACATCGCGCACCGCATCAGGCTCGGCTACGAGCCCATCAAGCGCGAGGATGTCCCCGGCTGGAACTATGATCAGGTGTCTCTCAAGACCGGCGAGTATGCCGGACTGATCGGCATCAACGAGATGGTCGCATTCAAGATCACCGACAAGCTGTATCAGGCCTACATGAAGCACGCGCATCATGACGCCCCGAACCAGCAGTCGGAGAAGCTGGTGCAGGACGTCGAAATGATCAAGGCGCAGGCCAAGAGCGGCAAGTCGTATGTGAACCAGTTCGACGGTCAGGACGACATCGAGGCAGAGCTGAGAAAGCCTCAGACGGTGTTCGAGTAATCGAGCATCAAACTCAACATCAGTAGAAGGTAAAGGTCACCATGACCGCAACTGCTGCTCCGTTCGGCCTGCGCCCGGCTATGAATAGCTCGGGTGGCATCAACCGTCCGATCCGCCGGGCGATTGACCCGGCGAACACCACGCCGATCTACAAGGGCTCCGCTGTCCAGATCAACGTTGCCGACGGCTTCGTCTCTCTCGCGACCGCCGGTGTCCCCTCTGGCTCCACCAATCAGGTGGACGGCGTCTTCATCGGCTGCGAGTACATCGACGCCACCGGCAAGTACAACGTATCCCCGTACTGGCCCGGCACGACCGGGTGCACCAACATTGTCGCGTGGGTCCTTGAAGACCCGACCGCTATCTTCGAGGTTCAGGCGGCCGGTTCGATTGCCCAGTCCGCCATCGGCAACGGCATCAACCTCTCCGCCTCGCCGGGCACGGGCTCCGCGCAGACGGGCCTCTCGACCGCTACCGTCGCCACGGCCATTACTGGCGCGGCTCAGTTCGTGATCGTCGACGTCGCCCAGTCGGAAGACAATACTTGGGGTGACGCCTTCACCATCATCCGTGTGAAGCTGGCTGCTACCAAGTACGCCACCGGCATCACCACCGTCTAACGATAGCCGCACAGGAGAACTACTATGAGCATTATGCGCTCTACCGACTTCAAGGCGGTTGTCGAGCCGATCCTCAACGAGGGTTTCGACGGCGTCTACGACCAGCGCAAGGACGAGTGGAAGGCCATCTTCGTCGAGCAGGCTGGCCTCCCCCGCGCCTATCAGGAAGAGTACGTCCAGTACGGCTTCACCGCCGCGCCGGAACTCCCTGACGGCACCCCGGTCTCTTATCAGGCCGGTGGCGTCCTCTTCACGCAGCGCTACGTGCCGAAGGTATACGGCCTCGCCTACGCGCTCACGAAGGTACTCGTCGAGGACAGCGAGCACGTCTCGCAGGGCAAAATCTACTCCAAGCATCTCGCCCAGTCCCTGATCGAGACCAAGGAGACGGTGACGGCCAACATCCTCAACCGCATGACCAACTCGTCCTACAAGGGTGGCGACGGTGTTGCGCTTGTGGCAACCAACCACCCCATCGTGGGCGGCACCTTCTCCAACCGCCTCACGACCGACGCTGCGCTCTCGCAGACGGCCGTGGAGCAGCTCCTGATCCAGATCAGGAACGCCGTCGACAACAACGGCAAGCGCATCACCATCACGCCGGACAAGCTCGTCATCGCGCCGAGCAATATGTTCCAAGCCGAGGTGATCCTGAAGTCGACGCTGAAGTCCGGCACCGCGAACAACGACGTGAACGCGGTGAAGTCCATGGGCCTGATCAACGACACCGTCGTGATCTCGCGCCTGACCTCGCAGATCATGTGGGGCATCACCACCTCGGTGAACAAGGACAACGGCCTGAAGCTCATCATGCGCCGGAAGCTCGAACGCTCCATGGAGGGCGACTTCGAGACCGACAGCATGCGCTACAAGGCAACCGAGCGCTACGCAGTCGGCTGGACCGACCCGCGCGGCTTCTTCGCAACCCCCGGCCTCTAAGGCCTCAATCCATGGCGACGCTCTCGGGGTGACGGAAGCCCCGAGAGTATCTCCGAACGGAAAGGAATACTTCCATGGCTTCTCTTGGCCGCGCCCCCATTACCCGCTGGCCCGGCGGTTTCAACAACGTCGCCGAGAACAACATTCTCGCCGACATGGGTCTCCCCGATCCCACGAGGTTCATCACGCACTTCGAGGACTTCATCAACTACACCGCCGCCGACTGGACGGTCACGGCGGTGGGCACCGGCACGTCGGCACTCACCGACGTCAACGGCGGCGTCCTGCTGACGACTACGTCAGCCGCGTCCGGCGACAGCCGCTACAGCCAGAAGATCGGCCGTGGCTTCCTCATGGCGACCAACAAGCGCACCTTCTTCAAGGCCCGCGTCGCCATCGACAACGTGCTGACGTCGACGATGATCCTCGGCATCCAGAACAACACCACGACCCCGAAGCCCGGCGCGTCGTCGACTGATGGCATTTTCTTCTTCAAGAACTCCGCCAACCAGATCGACATCCACGCCCGCAAGGACAACTCGACCGGCGCGACCAGCGTCACCAACATCGCATCGATGGTGAACAACACCTACATCGAGCTGGGCTGGTACTACGACGCCGACGGCGTCCTGCACTACTCGGTAGACGGTGTCGAGAGGGGCGTTGTGAACATCGCAAACTTCTTCCCCGACGCGCAGCTCTCCATGAGCTTCGGCTTCGAAACCAACACCACAGCGGCCCGATCCGGTAGCATCGACTACATCTTCGTGGCTCAGGAGCGGTAACAGCTGGCGCGGGCTCCGGCCCGCGCCTCCACTTCATGGAGGAATAGATGCGTCCAGTCACAGTTACAGTATCGGGCGTGGGCGTATCCGTCCCGATCCCGGTCGACTTCCTCAACGCCCAGTTCGCCATCGGCGTCGGCGTCAAGATTACCGCCACGGCGACATACACAGTCGAGCACACATTCGACGACGTCTTTTCGCCGACCTTCAATCCCGCGACGGCGACGTGGTGGCCCAACTCAGGCCTTACGGCGAAGACGGCGAACGCCGACGGCAACTACGCCTTCCCGGTGCAGGCCGTCCGTCTCAACGTCGCGTCAAGCACCGGCGACGTTACCATGACGATCATTCAGACCAACGCACCCTCAACGTGAGGAAATAGATGAGCGTATCAGCTAACATCGGGGGCAACGACGACCTCTCGGCCGCAATGGCGGGCGGC